TATGACCACCGGAACCTTTACATCATCTGGAGATATTATAGCATTTGGATCACCATCAGATAAAAGATTAAAAGAAAATATTAAACCTATTGAATCAGCATTGAGTAAAGTAAGTAAATTACAAGGTGTAACGTTTGATTGGAAACAATCAGATAGTATATTAGATATAAAAGAAGATATAGGGTTTATAGCGCAAGATGTAAAAGAAGTTGTACCAGAGCTTGTTAGAGAAAATGAAGATGGTATGCTTTCTATGAGACATCAAGGTGTAGCACCTATATTGCTTGAAGCGATAAAAGAATTAAAAGCTGAAATAGAAGAACTTAAAAAACAAATTAAGTAATGGCAGTTCCAGGAAGTGGTAATAGTATAAGTTTAGCAGGTTTAGCAGCTGAAAAAGATATAGATGATTACACGGACGCTGACTATGACGATGCGTTAAGTTTAAAAGATTTAACTATTGGCGGTAACGCTAACGGTAATTCTTTTGTAGCTGACGCGACAAATGGCTTTAGTGCATCAAAACCAAATAACACTGCGCCTTACGGCATGGCTGAATTTTATAGCTATGATCACGATGCTTCTTCGCCTGCTTGTAACTTAGCTTATCATGATGGCGGGCAAGGAACATTTAATTACCCTATAAACCTAGGTAGTGCAACTGGTATTGTTACAATAGAATATGAAGCTTATAGCATACCAGATAAGTTTGTTTTTACGTGGAATGGTAACACATATACAAGTGGTAGTGGAAATGGCACAGGAGCTGGTTTTGTTGGTAGCCAAAGTTATTTATCAGCTCTACAGGCGACAGCCGGTAATTCAAGCGCAACTATAACGTCATTAAATAACACTACGTCAAAAGGTAGAGGTACTATTACTTTTAACAAAACCACATCATCAAGTACATCTAATATGCAGGTTGCCGCACCGCTAGGCGATACAGGTTGGTGGTTTTCAGTTAGCTGCCCTGGTCAACAAGTGATTGGTGGTGGAAGTGGTGTAGCTCCAACGGTTACCACTAGCGGTGAATCAAGTATTACATCAAGTGGGTTTACAATGAATGGTAATGTTAGCAGCAAAGGGCTTGCTAGTAATTTTAGCACAACAGGTACTATATCAGCTAGAGGATTTGTGTATAAGTCAGGTAATGTAACTACTAGCTTTGTATCAGGTGATACTGGTGTTACACTAGATCAAGCAGACACAACTAATGCTACTGGAAATTTCAGCGAAGCGGTAACAGGTTTATCAGCATCATCAACTTATACTTATAGAGCATACGCTACTAACGCAGCTGGCACAACATATGGTGCCAATGAACAAGTTACAACAACTAACAGTTTAACTACTTACAGTAGTTCTTTAGCCGGAAGAACAACTGATGTTTGTGGCTTCGCTACAAATCAATTATATCATCATGATGGATCTCAGAGTTATCCAGTTGTAAATGATGTTGTTTATTCAGATTCAGGAGGTACAACATTTTTAACTCCAGGCTTTAGAAAACATGGTGGGAATCTTAAATACAGAGTTGATTCTAATGGGGTAGTTGGTGCAGTAACTCTCTGTTAACAACATAACACTTAAAAACTGTGAAAATAGCGTAATAATATAAACATAGAATAATAACAATTTAAAAATTAAAACAATGGCATTAAAAGGATCTTACGTTTACAAGGGAATCACACTTAGTGATGCTTATGTAAAAGTTACAAATGTTGGTTACTCATCAAGTGAGTATACTAACAATCAATTAAAAACAGCTGCCGTGTATAACTCTGATGGGTCTATAAAGACGGAGGCTGTTTATGAAGACGTAGTAGTAAAAAGTACTCAAGGTAATTATACAGCTAAAGTCTGGAAAGACAAAGCGCATAGAGACACCGCGGGTAAGTACAACGATGACTTCGCCTCAGTTAGTGGAAGTTTTGTTATGGGGGTAAGCTCTAGCGCGAAAAACCCTGTAGTTCAAGCTTACACAGCTATGAAAGCTGAAGACAAATGGAAAGATTATACAGACGTATAATTAATAATTAATAATTAAATCAAATAAAATGGAAGACGTAAAAGTAGAGGACATCGCTCAAGATGTATCAAAAATTAATGATGAACAACTGAAAAAGGTTCAAGATTTTGTTTCAAAAATCAATAGCGCTCAATTAACTATAGGACAGCTTGAAACCCAAAAGGCTACTATGCTTAGTAATCTTTTTAGAGTTCAAGAAGAACTAGGTAAATTTCAACAAGAACTGGAAGAAGAATACGGTAAAGTTTCTGTAAATCTTCAAGATGGAACTATTAAAGCTATAGAAGATGAATCAGTTGATCAGAAAAATTAGTATTGGTAAAGATTATAAAAATGAAGCTATGCACTATGCCGTGAACCAAGAGGTTTACGGTGGGCATACTATTTGTGATATAATCGAAGGAGACGATAAGTATAGTATATATATAAAAAAAGGCGCGGAAGTTATTCCTTGGAAAGACTTTAATAAAAATATGGCAATAGCTGTAGAGTATAATTTAGAGTATTAGTGAAAAGTATATATAACTTTATAATAAAACCTAAAAACAATCGATACAATAATACTAAGAAAATTGGTGATAAAAGTATAATTCTTAATACAGATATATTTCAACATCAATACGTTAGTAAAGAAGCTATTGTTGTTTCTACGCCTTTAGCGTTTAAAACAGACATAAGTATAGGTGACACTATAATAGTGCACCATAACGTGTTTAGAAGGTACACTGATATGAAAGGTGTAGAGAAAGATAGCAAAAGCTACTACAAAGATGATTTGTATTTTGTTTTTATTGATCAAATCTTTGCTTATCAAAAAAACAATAAATGGCAACCTTTGGATGACTATTGTTTTGTTAAACCAATTGAATCATATAACATGTTTGATACTAACAAAGAACAACCGTTAATGGGTGTTATAAAGTATACAAATAAAAGTTTACCTAAGGTTGGTAGCTTAATAGGTTTTACACCGAGTAGCGAGTATGAGTGTATTATAAACGGCGAAAGGTTATATAGAGTTAGAACCAAAGACATTTCAATTAAATATGAATATCAAGGAAAAGAAAAAGAATATAATCCAAGCTGGTTATAAAGCTGTAGAGGAATTAGTAAAAGTAGCTAAAGAACCTATAGTTGATTCAGATGAAGATATAAGTGCTGATAGATTAAAGAACGCAGCTGCAACTAAAAAGCTAGCTATATTTGATGCTTTTGAGATTTTACAAAGAATACAAGAAGAAGAGAATATATTAGAAAATAAACCAAAAGAAGAAGTAGAACAAGTTGCTTTTGGAGGGTTTGCTGAAAAAAGATCTAAATAATGTACGAGCAAAACTTGTATAAAATAGTAAATGATCACATAAAGATCAATGCTTTAAAAAGACTTAATAAGTCTAAAAAATGGAAATACGGGTATAACAAAGAACACGACGTTATTGTTATATCTAAAACGGGTCAAATTGGTGACGTTATAGAAATTCAAAATTTAAAAATAGCTTTACCTAAAGAACCTAAAAATATTCATAAATTTAAGCATGACAAGTGGGAGGTAACTCCATATCCAAAAGAGTTAAATAGAATAAAAACTATTTTTGATTGGAGAGAATATCCTAATGATTTCAAAAATGATTATGCTGGTTATATAGAGGAAGAGTTTGTTAGAAGAGAAGAGGGTTTTTGGTTTAAAAACCAAAGTGAGTCAAAATACATAACTGGAACACATTACATGTACTTACAATGGAGTAAGATTGATGTTGGTAATCCAGATTACAGAGAAGCCAATAGATTGTTTTTTATATTTTGGGAAGCTTGCAAGGCGGATACTAGATGTTATGGTATGTGCTATTTAAAAAATAGAAGATCTGGTTTTTCATTTATGGCCTCAGGAGAAATTGTAAACATGGCTACTATATCAAACGATGCAAGATTTGGTATATTGTCAAAAACAGGTGCTGATGCTAAAAAAATGTTTACCGACAAGGTTGTACCTATATCGGTTAATTATCCTTTCTTTTTCAAACCTATACAAGATGGTATGGATCGCCCTAAAACAGAGCTTGCTTATAGGGTACCAGCTACTAAGTTAACTAGAAAAAAATTAACTAGTAACGAAAAAATAGAACAGTTAACTGGTTTAGACACCACTATTGATTGGAAAAACACTGGTGATAATAGTTATGATGGTGAAAAACTAAAACTATTAGCTCACGATGAAAGTGGTAAATGGGAAAGGCCGGACAATATTTTAAACAACTGGAGGGTTACAAAAACAACACTACGATTAGGTAGTAGAATTATAGGTAAGTGTATGATGGGATCAACATCAAATGCTTTAGATAAGGGTGGTGATAATTTTAAAAAATTATATACCTCATCCGACGTAACTAAAAGAAACAGAAACGGTCAAACAAATTCTGGTTTATATAGCTTATTTATTCCAATGGAGTGGAATTACGAAGGTTTTATTGATGAATATGGTCAAGCTGTTTTTAACACACCAAAACAAGAAAGATTAGATCCATGGGGAGATGTAATAGACACAGGTGTTATAGAGCATTGGCAAAATGAAGCTGATGGTTTAAAACACGATCAAGATGGGTTAAATGAGTTTTATAGACAGTTTCCACGTTCAGAAGAACACGCTTTTAGAGATGAAGCAAATAACAGTATATTTAATTTAGTTAAAATATACGAACAAATAGATTACAACGAAGAAATGCACAGGTCTATAGGTATGAGTACTGGAAACTTTCAATGGGTTAACGGTATTAAAGATACTAAGGTTGTTTTCTATCCAGATCCAAAAGGTAGATTTAAAGTCAGTTGGATACCAAGTCAAGAATTACAAAACAACGTTTTAACAAGAAACGGAGTAAAGATACCAGGTAATGAGCTCATGGGAGCGTTTGGGTGTGACTCTTATGACATATCTGGAACGGTTGATGGTAAAGGATCCAAAGGATCTTTGCATGGCTTAAGTAAGTTTTCTATGGAAGACTGTCCACCTAGTCAATTTTTTTTAGAATATATAGCTAGGCCACAAACTGCTGAAATATTTTTTGAAGATGTGTTAATGGCGTTAGTTTTTTATGGTATGCCATTGCTTTGTGAAAACAATAAACCAAGGCTTTTATATTATTTAAAACGTAGAGGTTATAGAGGTTTTAGTATGAATAGACCTGATAAAGTTTGGAATAAACTTTCTGTGGCAGAAAAAGAAATAGGTGGTATACCAAACACTAGTGAGGATATTAAACAAGCTCACGCTGCAGCTATTGAAATGTATATACAAAATAATGTAGGTATAAAACAAGACAGCTCAACTGGTAACATGTATTTCAATAGAACATTAAATGATTGGGCTAGGTTTGATATAAATAAACGTACAAAATTTGATGCTACTATAAGTTCTGGTTTAGCTATTATGGCTTGCAACAAACACTTGTATGCACCCTATGCTAAAACAGAAAAAACAAAATTAAACATAAGTATAGCTAAATATAAAAATAAAGGCATGCACTCAAAATTAATAAAACAATAATATGGCTGATCAAGTTCTAAAAGGTTTTTTTCCTAGTCAAGTAGTTAGCGACCGAGAAAAGGTAAGCCAAGAATATGGCTTGAAAGTTGCTAAAGCTATAGAAAGTGAATGGTTCAGTAGAGATTCAGGTACAAATAGATTTTACA